AATTATCGATACTGATAGTGATGCATTTAACTTTCTAACAGCAGCAGGAATAACAAATACTACACAAAGAAATGCTATAAATAAATTAGTTATTGATTTAAAGTATTATAATTTGTGGACTAAGATGAGAGCTCTTTACCCAGTAGTCGGTGGAGTTGCTGCTAGTCATGCTGTGAATCTAAAGACTCCTGGTACTTATAATTTGAGTTTTACTGCGGGATGGGTACATAGTAGTACTGGAATGACTCCGAATGGTACTAGTGATTATGCTAATACTAATTTGATGCCATCAACTGCACTTGCTGGAAAATTAAATGATAGCCATTTATCATTGTATAACAGAACAAATGCAACATCATATTTTAATGCAACTAAAATAGATGCTACAAATTTAACCTATATATCAATGGCATTAACAACAAATACAACAGAATATGGTGGTAGGTTTATGGATGACACTTTTAATAGTGTTTTAACCCCAAATGCTTTGGGTTTTTTAATTGGTAATAGAACATTAAGCACACAAAAAAAATATTATAAAAATGGAGTTTTAAGTGGAACATTTAATGTTAATTCTATTGCTTTGCCGGACAGAAATCTACTCATAGCTGGAATTTTCAGCAATGGGTTTACAGTTTACTCAAGTGGTCAATGTGCCTTCGCCTCAATCGGTGACGGTTTAACTGATCAAGACGCACTAAACTTCTATAGGATAGTACAACAGTATCAAACTAATCTAAGTAGACAAGTGTAATAAAATAAAAGTTAATTCTTCTTGCCATATTTATAATAAAATTTAATCAATGGCAAATATACCTATCTACCCAGGCTCATCATCATTTTTTCCAGGAAATACTCCTTTTGGATTTTATGATAATGATTATCAATTTCAAGTAGATGCTGATAAAGTAGTCACTTTTTGTGCTCGAAGATTGGGGTATCCAATCATGGATGTAGAACTACAGGATTTAAATTTTTATACTGCTTTTGAAGAAGCTATTACTACTTACGGAAATGAATTATATGCTTTTCAAGTAAGAGATAATTTATTAAATGTAATAGGATCACCTACATCCTCAAACATGAATCATGCTATTGTAACTCCATCAATGGCTGGTGTTATTAGGATATCTCAACAATATGCTAGTGAAGCAGGTGTAGGAGGAAACATAAACTGGTACAGTGGTTCAATTTCAATGTCAGCTTATAATCAGGACTATGATTTAGAACAGTGGGCTAAAAGTAATAACATTACTGGAGGAATAGAAATTAAAAGAGTATTCTATGAACCTATTCCTGCAATTAACCAAGTATATAACTTAAATATGTTTTCTGGGTTAGGAGGAGTTCCTGCTGTTGGAACTTATGGTTTATTTGGTTCAACTGGATTTTTAATGTATCCAACAAGTCTATTAGTTCAAACAACTCAAGCAGTTGAAATACAAAATCAAATATCACTTCCTGCATTTTCTTTTGAACTTATAAATAATAAATTAAGAATATTTCCTATTCCTACTCAAGATGGGGATAAAATTTGGTTTCAATATCTTAGTATAGAAGAAAGATTTAAAGGAACTATAGGACAAGCTCCTGGAGCTGTAACTAATGTTTCAAATGCTAATTTTGCAAACCCAAAATACTGTCAAATCAACTCAATTGGTAGACAATGGATTTTTGAATATACTTTAGCATTATGTAAAGAAATGTTAGGATATATTAGAGGAAAATATACTCAAGTACCTATTCCTGGAGCAGAAATTACATTAAATCAATCTGATTTGATTACAGCTGCGACAGCAGAAAAAACTGCTTTACTTGAAAGATTAAGAACATATATGGACGAAACTTCTCGTCAATCTTTATTAGCAAGAAAACAAGCAGAAAGTGACTCAGCAATGAGTGAATTAGGTAAATCACCAATGACAATTTATATAGGATAAAATGGCAATATTTGGATCTTCAAGAGACGCATCATTTGTAAGAAGTCTTAATAAAGAACTTTTAGGAGATGTTATTACTCAACAATGTACTTTTTATAAAGTAAATCTTGAAAAAACAGTATCAAATATATATGGTGAATCAACAGGAAAAAGATATTTCTCTGAACCAACATTATTGAATTGCAGAATTACTAGAACAGATCCAAAATTTGATAATACTGATTTAGGTAGAGATTATAGTAGAACTGTTACTTTCTCATTCTTAAGAGATGATTTAACATCTTCAAAGGTATTTCCTGAATTAGGAGATATTATAATGTATTATGAAGGATATTATGAAATAGAACAATCATATGATAATCAGTTATGGGCAGGTAAAGATCCAGATTATCCATATAATGTAAATCCTTTAAATCCAGGTTTAGAAGATTTTGGATACTCAGTATCAATAAATTGTGTAGCTCATTACATACCTGCTGATAAAGTGAATTTAACTAGAGAAAGATAATATGGCTAACATTAAACCAACTCCGAAAACACAACGAGAAATAAGTATTTCTCAACAGGAACCATATAATCAAGAGGGACCAGGGTTTCAACCTGTAGGAAATCCAAATGATAGTGATTTCGATAGATTGAATAGAGGAAATCAATTGAGTTTTAAAGGAGATACTGTAAAGCCATTCTCAGTAGGGATTCAAGACATTGATGAAACTATATATTATTATTTTACTGAAGTTATAAAACCTTTTGTTATTCAAAATGGTCAAAGAATCCCAGTTCCTATAGTATATAGCAACCCAGAAAAATGGAAACAAGTCCAAAAAGATGGATACTATAGAGATAAAAACGGAAAAATAATGTCTCCATTATTGGTTTTTAAAAGAGATGATTTAACTAAAAATAGAAGTATAGGAAATAAAGTTGATGCTAATCAACCCCATTTATATAGTTCATTTACAAAAACATATTCTAAAAGAAATTTCTATGATTCATTTTCTGTTTTAAATAATACTAGACCAGAAAAAGAACAATACGCTATAGTAATTCCTGATTATGTCACTATAAAATACAGTTGCGTTATATATACTTACTATGTAGAGCAAATGAATAAAATTGTTGAGGCAATTAACTATGCCTCAGATTCATACTGGGGAGATCCAGCTAGATTTAAATTCAATGCTCGAATAGATTCATTCAATACTATAATAGAAGTAGCGGACGGACAAGATAGATCAATAAAAAGTACTTTTGATATAAAATTAAACGGATATATTATACCAGATGTTTTACAAAAAGATGTATTAGCTATTAAGAAAATTCCAGATGTAATTCCTAAAATTACAATTCAAGAGAATTCTTCAAATACTATAAAATAAAATACAATTTTATAAAATTTTTAATAGACTCTGCCATATTTATCAATAAACAATAAATTAAATTATACAAACAAATGGCAGAAACATTATTATCTCCTGGAGTACTAACTAGAGAAAACGACCAATCACAAATTAGTCAAAATCCAGTTCAGGTGGGAGCAGCAATTATAGGACCAACTGTAAAAGGTCCGGTAGAACTACCAACAGTAGTTACTTCATACAGCGATTATGTAGATAAATTTGGTGATGTATTGGTTAGTGGTAGTGATACTTACTCATATTTTACATCTATAGCAGCTTATAATTACTTCAACGAAGGGGGAGATACATTATTGGTAGCTAGAGTAGTATCTGGATCATATACATCTGCAACTAGTACTACTATTAACTCAAATTTAGTAGCTACAACAGCTTCTTCAACTTTGGGTGTTACTTCATTTCATACTGAAGCAGCAACAAATGGTTCAAGTTCATTCTCTCTTAATGGAATTACTTTTACATTAACAGGAAGTGCAGGTGCTCCTAACACGGCGACTCAAATTTTCGTAGCGTCTGGTTCTTCAGCAGCTAACTCAGCAGCAGCGTTAGTATTAGCTATTAATAGTAGTTCATCTGTAGCTCCATATAGTACTTCTTTGAGTAACATCAGCTCTAGTAATTCTACAGCGACATTAAATTTATACTCAACTAACGGAATAACTGGTAATTCATATTATACAGTTTCTGGAAGTACAACAGTATATTTTACTGGTGGTACTAATCAAAATGCTTTTATTTTAAAAACTATCTCTGAAGGAGCTATAATGAATAGTTCAAGTTCATTAGATGCAGCAGGTGCTTTAGCTAATGGTTCAAAAGATAATATTCGTTTTGAGATAGTAAGTCCTAACTTATCTAATGGAACATTTACATTATTAGTTAGACAAGGTAATGATATTACTAATAGTAAAGCAGTACTAGAATCATTCACTAACTTATCTTTAGATCCAAAATCTCCAAACTTCATATCTAAAAGGATTGGTGATTATGTTTACAACTATAACTCAGCAACTAATCAAATAGAAATAACTGGTAATTACGCTAATAACTCAAGATATATCTATGTTGACTCAGTAGCTTTATTAACCCCAGATTATTTAGATAATAATGGAGTAGCTAAACCTCAATACACAGGATCTATTCCTTTAGCAGGTAGTGGTTCATTTAGTGGAGCTACAGGTACTGTAATGGGTGGAGCTAATTTCTATAACAATGTAGATAGTAGTAATACTCAAGGTGTAGTAGCAGCTGATTATGATAACATGGTTGATTTATTATCTAATAAAGATGATTACCAATTCAATGTTTTAGTAACACCAGGTTTAATTAACTCAATTCATACTAATTCTGTTTCAAATATTATTAACAATACTCAAGATAGAGGAGATAATATTTACGTAGTTGATCCTGTAGCTTATGGTTCATCTTATGGAGACGCAGTTACACAAGCTTCTTCAAGAGATAATTCATATGCTGCTATGTACTGGCCATGGTGTCAAATATTAGACCCAGGAACTGGTAAAAATGTTTGGGTTCCTGCTTCAACAATGATTATAGGAGTTTATGCTTATAATGATAGAGTAGGTGAGCCTTGGTTCGCACCAGCAGGTATTAATCGTGGTGGATTAGGAACAGTAATACGTGTTGAACAAAAATTAAATCAAGCAACTAGAGATGCTTTATACATTGGTAAAGTAAATCCAATCGCTTCATTCCCAGGTCAAGGAATTGTAGTTTATGGTCAGAAAACATTACAAACTAAACCATCTGCTCTTGATCGTGTAAATGTAAGAAGATTATTAATTGAACTTAAATCATATATCTCTCAAGTAGCTAATACTTTAGTATTTGAACAAAATACAATTGCTACTAGAAATATTTTCTTAAGCCAAGTAAATCCTTACTTATCATCAGTACAACAAAGACAAGGATTATATGCGTTTAAAGTAGTAATGGATGAAACTAATAATACTGCGGATGTAATTGATAGAAATCAATTAATTGGAGCAATTTATATTCAACCTACAAAAACAGCTGAATTCATCTACTTAGACTTCAATATCACTCCAACAGGAGTAGCATTCCCAGCATAATATAAAATTTCTTCCCTCTGAAAATGGGGGGAAGATTTTTTAAATTTTAAATATGTATAATAAAATAAAATAAAATAAAAATGGCAGTATTATCACCAAACGAAATATTTTTCACAGCATTTGAACCTAAAGTAGCCAATAGGTTTGTAATGTATGTAGATGGAATCCCCTCATATATGATTAAAGGAATTGCTCCTGTAACTGTAGATATGGGAGAAATTGTATTAAACCACATTAATGTTTATCGTAAAATTAAAGGTAAAGCAAAATGGGGTGACATGCAAATGACTTTATTTGATCCAATTACCCCATCTGGTGCTCAAGCTGTAATGGAGTGGGTACGTTTACATCATGAATCAGTTACTGGCCGTGATGGTTATTCTGATTTCTATAAAAAAGATGTAACTATCAATGTGTTGGGACCTGTAGGTGATATTGTTAGTGAATGGATCATTAAAGGAGCATTCATTAAATCAGCTAATTTTGGTGAATATAATTATGATACTGAAGCATCTGCTGTTAACATCCAGTTAACTTTAGGTATGGATTATTGTATTTTAAATTACTAAAAAATATAAAAAAAGAAGTAAATTAAGCTTGCCTTATTGGTAAGCTTTTTTTACATTTATGAAAAATAAAATTTATGCAAACAAAAAAGCTCACCTTTGAAGAAGTAAAAGCATTATCTGACTTTCAAATTAAAAATCAAGAATTGATAATTAAATTTGGCCAGTTAGAATATGAATTTCAAAATCTGTCTTCTCAAAAACAACTATTAATCGATGAATTTAACAGTATAAAAGAGTCAGAAATACTATTAAGTAGATCTCTTAGAGAAAAATACGGAGAAGGAAACATAAATTTAGAAACAGGAGAAATTATTTCTTTTATCTAAAAATTAAATAAAGTTATTAAATAAAAATTATGGAACAAATCGAAAATCAAGAATCTTCAAAATTCAATTTCCCAACAGAAACAATTGAATTACCATCAAAGGGATTATTATATCCTAAAGATAATCCTTTAGCGTCAGGAACAGTCGAATTAAGATACATGACAGCAGCGCATGAAGACATTTTAACAAATCAGTCTTACATCAGTAAAGGAGTAGTATTAGATAAGTTAATGCAGGCATTAATAGTGTCTCCAATTAATTACGATGATATAATCACCGGAGATAAAAATGCTATAATGATTGCTTCACGCATTTTAGGTTATGGTAAAGATTATAGTTTTACTTATGGTGGAGAAGAACAAACAGTAGATTTAACTGCATTAAATAATAAACCATTTGATGAAAAATTAATTACTCCTGGAACAAATGAGTTTGCTTATACTTTACCTAATACCGGAGCTATTATTACTTTTAAAATTTTAAATCATGGGGATGAGAAAAAAATAGAAAAAGAATTAGAGGGTCTTAAAAAAATTAAAAAAGATTCTTCTCCTGAATTATCAACTAGATTAAAATATATTATAACATCGGTTAATGGAGATTCTAATACCAAAACAATTAGAGATTTTGTTGATAATCAGCTCTTAGCAATGGACTCCAGGGCATTGAGAGAATATATCAAACAAGTTCAACCAGATGTTGACCTAACTTTTTTTCCCGACGGGAGTGAAAAAGCCGTTAATATTCCCATTGGACTTAACTTTTTTTGGCCTGACCTCTGATTTAGCTCCTCAAGCTAGATTAGCTTTATTTAATCAAATACATCAAATAGTATTTTATGGTAAGGGAGGATATGATTGGAATACTATATATAACATGCCTATTTGGTTAAGAAAGTATACATTTTCTCAAATAAAAGAATATTATGATAAAGAAAATGAAGCCAATAGTAAAGCTTTAAATAACAACAAAAATGTTGCTATTGATAGTGATGGTATGGTTAGAGATAAAACATTATTCCAAAATCAACCAAAATCTTCTACTCCTATTAAAAAACCTGTTAGCTACAAGTAATTCTTGTAGCTTTCAATATTTATTACAAAAATACATTTAAATGGCTTTAGATCCTAAACAAGCTGCTGAATTAGAAGCAAAACTAAGAGAAATAGAAAGACTTTCTAATAAGTTTGGAGAAAATATTAACGTTATTAATCTTCAACCTTTAGAAGATAATGTTGGAGCAATAAATACTCTTTTTGAATCATTAATTAAAAAAGAACAAGAATTAGGAGCTGAAACAGATCATTTAATTTCTAGTTTTCAAGAATTATCTAATAAAATTAAATCTAGTACCGCGGGCATTCAGGAATCTAATAAAGCATTAAAAAATCTATCCAGTATAGCTGAACAGCTAAATAGTCATCAAAAAGGCTACAATGAATTATCAGCTAAAGAATTAGCTACCCTTCAGCAAAAAGCAAAAATGGAAGGAGATCGTTTAAGTAGATCTAGAGATACATTGCAAACTGAAAAAGATTTATTAGCTACTGAAATACAACAACTTCAACGACAAGGAGCATCAAATAGTGAAATAGATAAAGCCCAAAAGAAATTAGATAAAGTAGAAGCCCAATATAGTAAAATAAATAATCTATTAGCAGTTAATGATACTACTTTAGCTGATGTTAATACCCAACTACAAAAAGAACTAGATCTACAAAAAGACGTAGAAAAGCAATTGGGTGTTACAGGTGTAGCTCTTAAAGGAATCAGTAAAATTCCTTTTTTAGGAGACGCAGTTAACACTAAAAAAGCGTTAGAAGATGCTACTGCCGCTATTAAAAGTGGAGGAGGGGCAATGGGGGGTATGAAAGCGGCTGTTAAGTCTGTAGGATCAGACATAGCATCATCTTTAAAAGATCCTTTAGTTATAACTTCATTCTTTATAACTCAAATGGTAGATGCCTTTAAAAATCTAGATAAAGGTATAGGTGAATTTGCTAAAGGAATGAATCTTACTTATGAGGATGCCGCTAAATTAGATCAAAAATTTAATAGTATAGCCAATTCATCTGGTGATATAGCAGTTACTACTAAAGGAATTAGAGATACTATGCTTGCTATGGGGCAAGCAATGGGTAGTAATGCTGTATTGAATGAAAAGGACGCGGTTACTTTTACTAAATTACGAGAACAAGCGGGATTAACTAACGATGAGTTAGCCCAAATGGAAAAATTATCTTTAGCTACTGGAAAAAATCTAGAAGATAATGTTGCTAATACTATATATGCTGCTAAAACAACAGCATTAAACAATGGAGTTTTATTAAATGAAAAAATGATAATGCAAGAAGTAGCCAAAGCATCCGCCGCTACTAAATTATCATTAGCAAATAATCCAGAATCATTAGCCAAAGCTGCTGCTCAAGCTAAATCTTTAGGTATGAATTTAGAACAAGTAAATTCAATAGCTGATAAAATGCTTGAGATTGAGTCATCTATAACAAACGAATTAGAAGCTGAATTATTAATTGGAAAAAATTTGAATTTAGAGCAAGCTCGTTTATATGCTTTAAATAATGATATGGCTGGGTTATCAAAAGAAATAGCTAAAAACTTTGGTAGCGCAGCTGATTTTTCCCAAATGAATAGAATACAGCAAGAAGCTGCTGCTAAAGCTGTAGGTATGTCTCGTGAAGAATTAGCTAAAACCTTAACTGATCAAGAAGCATTAAAGGGACTATCGGGAGCTCAAGCTAAAAATGCTCAGGCTGCTTTAGATGCTGCTCGTGCTAGGGGAATGAGTGAAGAAGAAATTAAAAAACAAGGAGTAGATGGTTTAATGCAACAACAATCTATCCAAGAAAAATTAAATAATTCTGTTGAAAAATTAAAAGAAATATTTGTTAGTTTAGTTGAACCGTTAATGCCTGTATTAGATGCTTTAAGTTCTATTCTAAGTGTAGTAGGTTTAATACTTAAACCTATTGGATTATTATTTGATCTTTTTGGAAAAATAGGTTCTGCTATATCAAATTTGGTGGGTCCTTTAGGAATGGTAGGAAAAATCATAAAAGGATTAGCTGGAGCCACAATTGTATATGCTGCTTATAAGGCGTTTGCAGCTGCAGCAGCAATTCCGATAGCTGGGGCAGTATTAGGTCCATTGGCAGCCGCCGCTACTTTAGCTGCTGGTTTTAGTGCTTTAAACAAAATAAAAACTGCCGATGACATGGTCTCCCCAGGTTACGGTAAACGTACTTTAATGGGTCCTGAAGGCGCAATTGCTTTAAATGATAAAGATACAGTAATAGCAGGTACAAATTTATTTGGAAATGATGTAGTATCTGAACCAGGAAAAAGTACTACTTTTAAAGGAGAAAACGAAATAAGATCATCTTCTGGAACTGATATGTCTGGTGTTATAGCTAGATTAGATGCCTTAACAGCTGCTGTTCAATCATTTGGAACTAAACCAGTACAAGTAGCAGTAACAATGGATGGTAAAAGAGTAGCAGAAGGATTAGGAAACCATGCTACACAATTAGGTACTTCAGCCAATGTTGGAACTTCTAAAGTTCAATAATATTTATAATCACAAGTAAAACTAATTAATCATGAGTTTAATAGACAAATTAACAACAAAAGGATCTAAATTATCTGTAGCTAACGGAGGTCCAATAAGTGTAAACCCATTAGCTACACAACAATCTAAATTGCATGCTGACGGCGACAAACCTGGGTACTCAGTAGATGGAGCTAATGCTTCTACAGTAAACAGTCAATATCAACAGTACAATGATGGTACAACTAATATTTTACCTAGACCATCAAATTTAGATTTAAACGGAAAAAAACCAGCTCAGTATATTAATAATTTACCAAAGTAATGGGATTAATTGATTTAAAAACTAACCTAAAAAATCTTAAATATGGTAACGATCGTCCTGGAGGAGGATCGTCAAATCAACCATATATTAAGAATCCACTTAATATAAATTTACCACCAAGTGTGAATTTTTTAGGTAATGATTTTTTATTAAGAGGAGGACCAGTAGGTGCTCCTCAATCAGCAGCAAATGATGTTGCTCGATTAGCCAAATACTTTGCAGACTTTAAAACTCCTGCTGGGTTATTATTTGTTGCTAAACAAAATTTACTTTCTAGAAACGCTGTTAGAACTGAGGCTAGTGGATTTTTAAATGAATCTATTTATTTACCTACTAGTACCTTAGCTCAAGCTGGAGTAAATTTTGCAGGAATACATCTTAATAAGCAAGGTTTAAATCCAATTCCTAATTCATTTGGTTCTATAGAAACATATGAACATGAAATGGAATCGAAAAAATATACAGCTGTTGCTGTTGGGGATTCACCTTTATATAATACTAATAGATTAGTAGCATTATATAAGGTAAAAATTACTGGAGAATTAGATAGTAAAAAATTAAATAGAATATCAACTGAAAAGTCAGATACTGTACATCTTTTATCTTATCCTGGTGGACCAGGTTCAATATTAGGGATAGGAAAAACGCGTTTTAAATTTGCTACTGACATACCAATTAATGTTACTGAAGAAGATAGATTAGGATTCTCTAATAGAACAGATAGAACAGATGTTACGTTTGAGGATGATATGATTGAGCCTCATTTTACAACAAGTTTATTTAACAAAAGCAATAAACGTAAAAAAAGATCATCAACAAGTAGACCTATGTACTAAAATAAAATTATGGGAATTATTATAAAAAAACCACTAGGAGCTTCAACAAAATACAATGAGTTAATTGACGACGCTAATAGAGAAATTGATGATAGTCTAAATCATTATCATATTTCTGGCAGCCCAGAAAGTGGTGACTTTAAACATTACTCATTAAATAATGAAGATGAATTACTAGGAAAACAAGTATATGTTCCTGGATCAAATTTTACTGGTTCTTCAGGTATAGCTAATTCCAAAACTACTAGAAGAGAAGAACAGAACACCTCAGAAGATTCTAGTTTTACTACAAATGCCTTACCTACATATACGAATAGATATGGAAATGCTTCCCCATATGATAAAGGTAATTATTTAGGTTCTAATAACTATGTTACATATGATAACAAACAAATAAGTGCCTCAATTAATATAGGTCCTGGAGACATAACAGCAAATAATTTTACAGACTTCAGGTCTAAATTAAAAGATAGTAGTTTTTATAATTCTCTTTCAAAGAAAAGCAAAGATCTAATTCCTAATACTAATGTAATTTACTCAGATAAAAAAATAGAAGATCGAGTTTTATTAGGAGACCCAGGTAACGCAACTGGTAAAAATCTTAATTCATATGTAGTAGGTAAAATAGATGGAGCAGCCTCTGAGAACTCATATGACAGAATAACAACTGCTCCAATATATTCCTCAGAAAGAGCTAACTTTGCTACATATAATGATTTAGTTAAATTTGGTATTGGAGCAATAGACCCAGGAACAAATATAAAAAATTATATACATTTTAGAGCATTTCTAAACAGTATAAGTGATAATTATACAGGAAATTGGGACTCAGTAAATTATATAGGAAGAGGAGAAAATTTCTATAATTACACTGGATTTGATAGAAAAATTTCTTTATCTTTCACAGTAGCAGCTCAATCAAAAATTGAGTTAATTCCAATGTATAAAAAATTAAATTATTTAGCTTCCAATTTAGCCCCAGACTATAGTAATGCTGGAAACATGAGAGGTCCTTTAGTTACTTTAACTATAGGTGGATATCTTTATGAACAGCCTGGATTCATAACTGGATTAAATTATGAAATATCTGAAGAGTCACCTTGGGAAATAGGAATACCAGATAGTAATGAAGATCCATTCTATGATGGTACTGTAAAAGAATTACCACATATGATTAAAGTTAGTACTTTTAGTTTTACTCCAATTCATACATTTGTGCCTAGAAAAGTTACAGGTGATGCTTCATTCGCAAAAGAAAGATTTATAGCTTTACAAGCAGGAGGTACCAATTATGACAATGCTTGGCCTAATGTAAAATCATAAAATAAATGAATCGATACCAAAATATACCTCAAACAAAGATAGATAAAAAACGAATTTATCAAACCTCTTATTATCCTGAGATTCCTTTAACAGAAAATGATATATATGTTTATACAGTTCAAGGAGATAGATTTGATTCATTATCTTATGATTATTATAATGATTCATCATTGTGGTGGGTAATTTCTATAGCTAATAGTTCTTTACCTCAAAATTCACTTGTAATACCTGAAGGAATTCAAATAAGAATTCCTGCTAATTATGTTAATGTAGTACAAAATTTTACAAAAATAAATTCATAAGTTATGGCAAATATAGTAGGCGAACCGTTTGAAGAATGGGTCTCTAAACAGATAAATGATAGACAAAAACTTCATGGATCTCAGAATAGAACTCTAGAACAAATATCTTACGTAAATTCTAGAACTCCATATTTAAAATTAACATCTGGGGTCTTAGTAGTAGACAAAGAAAGATTAACTAGAATTGGTCTTAGTAGAGACAGATTTATGGATATAGGTTTAGCTGAAAATTTTATTTTATCTGGAGGAGTACATAGTCAAGATTCTGTTTTCAATAGTGATAATAAATTAAATAGTGGTCTACAAGGTATCAAACCGTCTGAAATTACTGGGACAGAAATGGACCAAAGCATATTGAATCTTACAGCTTATGGGTTAGGAGGAACTGAACAAGGACTAAAACCTATGGCAGGTATAATTTCAGCTGATACTAAATTCAGAAATAGAGGATCAATTCGTGAAGGTAATATTCAAATAAAAGCATGGAATAAAGGTCAATTTGAAGTTATTAATTTAATTTATTTAAGATTAGGTTTTCCAATGTTATTAGAATGGGGACATTCAATTATTATTGGTGAGGATGGTAAAATTGATTCTAATCCTAATTTTAGTGTATCTAGTGATTTTTTAGGTAAAAAATTTAAAACAGACAACGACGTACTAAAAGCAATATCTGAAAAACGTAAACAATCAGCTGGAAACTATGATGCGATGTATGGTAAAGTAGTTAATTTTGATTGGACATTTAATAAAGATGGTTCATATGACATTACTTTAAAATTAATAAGTATAGGAGCAGTAGTTGAATCTCTTAAAATGAATGTATATCAAAAAGATGTTATTCAAGGACTAGACAAAAGTAAACAAACTGATAATGGAGATACTGAACCCGAAAATGATGAGGATTGGATAACAAAATTTCAATTTTCACATACTTTAGGTTCTATTTTTTGGAAAGCAATGAAATTATTGTTTGCTAAAAATCCTGTAAGTAATGATACTATAACATACATTAACAGCTCAGAATTAGAACCATTTATAAATAACTTTAGATATCCAACAGATAATAAAAACAATAAAGACTATATTTTATACGGCTCAGATACTGGATTTTTTGGAGTAAATGAATTTTTTCTAGTTAGATTTGGAACATTACTTAAATTATTAAAAAATATATTACCTTGTAATGGTATAGATCCTAATAATCCTTCTCCTATTGTAGATATAATTGATTTAGATGATAGTAGTAAAATTTTTTCTAACTTTATATATACTACTGATTATCAAGTTTCTGGAGATCCAAGAAAATGTTTAGTTGGAGGATTTACATACCCTAGTAAAACAAAAAATATACCCCCATATGATAAAACATCATATTTTATAGGAGAACTAGCTACAAATATGTATAAAGTTCCTTATAAAGGATATACTTATGGAATGTTAAAAAATGTTTATGTGAATATGGCTTTTATTCTCCAAATACTTCAAGAAAAAACAGATAAAGATGGAAATATAAGTTTTATAGATTTAATGCAAGCTGTATTAGATGGAGTCAATAGTTCTTTAGGAAATATAAATAAAATTGAGTGTGTAGTTGATGAAGATAGTAATACTGTAAAATTTGTAGAAGGTACTCCAATGCCTGGATTTGATGATATTACTGGCATCACAGATAAATTTGATCAAGCTGCTACACTTCAAGTATATGGTTATAATGATTCTTTTACTTCTGCAGGATTTGTTAGAGATTTTTCTTTAAAAACAGAAATAACTAATGATTTAGCCGCAATGATGACTATAGGAGCTACAGCTAACAAAAATGTAGTGGGGGAAGATGCTACTGCTTTTTCTAAATGGAATAAAGGATTACTTCCAATAGTTGGAGAAAATATTATAGCAGGATTTAGTGATCCAAAAAATAAATCTCAATACTCAGCAGCCAGAGAAGTAGCTGAAAAAATGGTTAAATTAGAAACAGATAATGAACAATTAGTCCAAGATTATTCTAGATATGTTTCTAAAGCTAATATGTTTATGTTAGCTGAAGATGATGTAGACAGTGGTTCTCAGTTAGTAGCTAATATATTAGCTTACCAAACCGAAATGGATAATTTATTTAAACAATGGAATAATTTAGCATCTCCACAAAATAATACATCTACATCGGGAGTATCAGCTACTAGTAGTAGAGGATTTTTACCTATCAATCTCTCAGTAACAGTAGATGGATTATCAGGAGTAGTTATTTATCAACAAATAAAAGTAGATACTACTTATCTTCCTTCTGACTACCCAGATACTTTAAAATTTATTATAAAAGGAGTAAGTCATAAAATAAATAAAGGAGGATGGTTAACTACTTTAGACACAGTTTCGATTCCAGTAATTGATAAATTAGTTCTTACACCTCCAAATAGTGTTACAAATACAAATGCCGCAGGAGCTAGTCAATCTCCAAATACTAAACAATCATATAAAAGTAATGGTCCTGTAACATATATGTCTAATGATTGTAGTCAAGATGCTACTATTAGAGTTTCTACTAATTATAATTTAGCCCAACTATCATGTCAAGCTCCAGCTGCCAAATATTCTGTTCCTAAAGAAGGAGAAACAAAATATGTAGGTCCGTTAGTTCTTACTAGACAAAATATAATAAATAATTTAAAAGGAGTAGCTGAAAACATTATAGAACCTATTCGAAAAAAATTCCCATCCGTAATAGCTACTAACGCATATAGGAATAAAGGAGGAACAAGTCAACATGAAAAAGGAGAAGCAGTTGATTTACAATTTGGTGATATTTCAGGAACTATAGAAAATCAAAATACTTTAATGGTTAAAAGAGCAGAAGAAATAAAGACACTACTTGGTGGAGTAAAAGGGTTTGATCAATTTTTATTAGAATATACAACAACAGGTTCTAAAAGACCATGGATTCATATCTCATACAAATCCTCAGGAACAAATAGAAATGAAATAAGAACATTTTTAAATAAGGTTACTGCTCCTCAAGGTAATGGTAAATTTTTCAATCCAGTAAAATAATATGTATTATCCTAAATCTCAAATAACTACTAATTTATATAGTAATGGTGATTTTGTTTTGAAATCTACCAACAAAGTTTATACTGGATTTTATTGGAAAACACTATCTGGAAAATATTATACTGGAAAAACTCCCCAAGATAATATTATTGAAGAATTAATTCTACCTTCTGCAGATATTATATCTACTGATGACATTGAAGAAGCTAATTCAGTTGGTTCAATGATATATCAAAGTTTAACTAAAGTAACAACATCCGGCAAGATTCCAGTGTATTCAGCTACTATACCTGCGTCTTCAGATTATGATATAGGAGAATTTACAAGATATTTTTGTAAAAAATCTAATGAAATAATTTATATTGAGATAAATGAAGATACTTTTAATAAGTTAAAAAATAACGACCCAACATATTTATACCAGTTATACAGCCCATTTAAATTTCAGTGGGTAATATCTGGTGAAAAAGAGAAAGTATATAAAGCGAATAAAAATATTACTAGGTATATGATTGAAAAATTTAAATTACCAATGTTAAATAAATATCTTAAAGAAGATTATTTAAAATATTATAAATAAAGACATACGGATTAGGACCGTTATAGCTGCGGCTATGAAAGCACCCCACGACTCGCTATCTAGGGTGCTTTCTTTAACTTGGATTACTAAGTTCTTTTTCTTATATTTAAACAAATTAAAAAGGTTATGTTTTATATTGTTGAAACTAATGAACAATTAGAAGAGTTATTTGATAAAAATTATAATAAAGTTTTTATTGAACCCATTTATTTTAATGATAATATTCATCCTGCATTAAATCATTTATCATTACTATATATTAAACCATTGAATAATGATAAAGGTTACATGGTATGTCTTAATCATTCTGAGGCTTTATCTTTAAATAAAACGCCTATAAATAACTTACTCTCATCATTTAATGAAATATATGTTAGGAATAGAAAATTTTTTATTTATTTTTTTCCTTTAAAAAATGCGATAGATATTTCATTTAATATTTATGGTTATACTGAGCCTACTACTCATACTCATGAATTTTTTTATCGAAAATATAATAATGTTGAAAATATAAATTTAATTATTCCTATAGTTAAACATTATGAAAAATGTGAATTAATATTTGATAAAGTAAAAGATAATTGTATTAAACTTGATAAATCAAAATTTGATATTAAATTAACAAATGCGTTTTTCGCTATTGAAAGAAATGGAATTAAAATAAATAAAGATATCTTTTATAAATTTTTTGAACCAAACAATGAAATATTTTCTATCCAAAATAATCGAATCTACACCCAGTATAATTTGTATACTACAACCGGAAGGCCCTCTAATAGGTTTAATGGTATCAATTTTGCCGCGTTAGAAAAAGATAATGGATGTCGAGAGGCATTTATATATGATAATGATCATCTTATTGAAATAGATGTAAGTTCTTATCACCCAACATTGGCTGCTCATTTAGTAGGTTATGATTTTAAAGACGAAACCCCATATCAACATTTTGCTAGAGAAGCCTCTATTGAATTAGAAGAAGCAAAAATATTAATGTTTAGGCAGCTGTATGGAGGTATATATAAAGAATACCAACATATAAAATACTTTCAGCTTATACAAAAATATATAGATAATATGTGGGATAATTTTACTACAAATGGATTTATAGAATGTCCCATATCTGGTCATGTATTTACAAATGAGTTAAAAAATATAAACCCGCAAAAACTATTTAATTATTTACTCCAGAACTTGGAGACTTCAACTAATGTGTTTATATTATGGGATATTATAAAAATATTAAAAGGTAAAAAAACAAAAATAATATTATATACTTATGATTCAATTTTGCTTGATCACAATGAAGAAGATGATGTATTAGAACAAATAGAATCTGTATTTAAGAAATTTAGATTAAAAATAAAAACAACAAAAGGATTTAATTACAATAAAATGACTATATCAAAATAATTATGGGACACATCGCGTTTGAACCGTCAGTCGATATTTATAACCAGTATGATTTTACAACTGATGGTGACTTTATGAATAATAGACTATTTGCTACTTTTACACAGCAAAATACTTTAGATGAATTAATTATTGATTTATCTTCCACATATAATATAATGTATAAAAAAATGTTTGTTCTTTTTGTTAAGAGTACAAATGAATATGTTGTGACTTACAATGTGGAACAAGGAAATGTTAACACTATTCCTACAAATACAATATTAGTACATCGTAAAAAAGAATCAAATACATTATATACAATTAATGCTTTAAATGATTTAATTAAAAAATTAAATGGAGGAGTAGTTGATCCTGGATATAGGATAGATTGGCAACATTATAAAAACTGTATCTTATTAACTCAACATGGAGAAATAAAACAACTTAATACAAAGATTTTTAAGATTGTAGATCTTTAATATTTATAACATATACTAGAACAACATTATTAATAAAAGAGGCGTTCGAGAGCTTTGATAGCTAATTTGGCCTATAAAAAATAAAATAATATATTTAAGTAATAACCAATAAAATAAAATAAATCATGGATTTAAAATCAATCAAATCAAAATTAAGCGCCTTACAAACATCAGGGCAAAAGAAAGACAAGGTAGATTATTCAAAATACCTATGGAAGCCAAAACAAGAAGGTAAGTATCAAATCAGAATTGTTCCATCTAAATTAGACAAAAACAACCCATTTAGAGAAGTATTTTTACATTATGGTATGTCTAAATTTCCAATGTATGCTCTTACTAATTGGGGTGAAAAAGATCCAATTGTAGAATTTACAAAACAGTTACGTTCAACAAATGACAAAGAAAATTGGAAATTATCTAAAAAATTAGAACCTAAAATGAGAGTATTTGCTCCTGTAATTGTTAGGGGTGAAGAAGATAAAGGTGTTCGTCTTTGGGAATTTGGTAAAGAAATTTACATGCAATTATTAGGTATCGCTGATGATGAAGATTACGGTGACTACACTGATATAAATGAAGGTCGTGATTTTACTGTTGAAGCAGTAATAGGTGATATTGGTGGTCGTCAAGGGTTAAAATCGTCAATTCGTATTAAACCAAAAACATCTCCATTAAGTACCGACAAAACAGATATCAAATCTTGGTTAGATGAACAACCAGATATCTTAGAAATTCAGTCAGCGTATAAAATGACTTTTGATAAAATGAAGGAAGCACTTCAAAATTGGTTAAACCCAGAAGCAGAAGGTGAAGTAGAAGAAAATAATGATGAAGAAGAAGAAACAGAAACAACTGCTAAAAGTGATTTACCTTGGGAAGAAACATCTCCTAAAAAAGAATCAAATTACGCTTTAAAAACAACAAGTAAAGTATCTAGAGCAGATAAATTTGATGCTTTATTTGAAGACGAAGACTAAAATCTAAAAAATTAATTTAAAATGGCTAAATCAAACGACAAAGATTCGTTAATGGAAGCAGTCTCTAAAGAATTGAAATCAAAATTTGATTTAAATAAATTCAAAGAGAAGAAATCATTAGGCGGAAATGTAAAATTCAAAGAACAAAAATGGATTCCTTTTTCTCCAGCGATGCAAGAAGCACTTTCAATTCCAGGAATAGCTGCAGGTCATATAAATATAGTGCGTGGTGCCAGTAATACTGGCAAAACCACCACATCTATAGAAGCTGCTGTATCTGCTCAAAAAATAGGTATACTGCCGGTTCTTATTATTACTGAGATGAAACATAGTTGGGATCATTGGAGAACTATGGGTTTTGAAATGAATGAAGTAAAAGATAGTGATGGTAATATTATTGACTATGATGGATTTTTTATTTATAAAGATAGAGGCAAATTAGCTTCAATTGAAGACGTGGCTGACTTTATGATTGATCTTTTAAATGAACAAGACAAAGGTAATTTACCATATGATTTACTATTCTTGTGGGACTCAGTAGGGTCAATTGCTTGTAGAATGAGTATTGAACAAGGTAAAAATAATCCAATGTGGAATGCAGGAGCAATTGCAACTCAATTTGGTAATTTTATTAATCAAAGAATTATTTTATCTAGAAAAGAAGAAAGTAAATACACAAATACATTTTTGATTATTAATAAAACTGGAGTAGCACCTGCTGAGAATATATTCTCACAACCAAGAATGACTAATAAAGGTGGAAATACATTTTATTATGATGCATCGTTATGTTTAACTTTTGGTAATGTCACTAATAGTGGAACATCAAAAATTAAAGCACAAAAAGACGGTAAAGATGTAGAGTTTGCTTTAAGAACAAAAGTAGCGTGTGATAAAAATCATGTAAACGGAATTACCACTAAAAATACAGTTATCAGTACAGTACATGGTTTTATACCTGACGATCCTAAAGAAGTTACTAAGTATAAAAAAGAACATTCACATGAATGGGCTAGTATATTAGGAGAAGGAAATTATAAAACTGTTGAAGATAATAGCGAGTGGAATGAAAAAGAAGATATTTCTGATATTGTAGAATCTGAAGATTAAAAAAGTTATGGATAATAAAGATTTACTTAAACTTCTTGATGGGATTAAAGAAGATATAGTGCCTATTCCTAAAGAAACTGGAGAAAGAATATTAATAGTAGATGGTTTAAATTTATTTTTAAGAAACTTCGCAGTATTAAATTATATAAATAACGAAGGTACTCACATTGGTGGTTTAGGTGGATTTTTACGTTCATTAGGATCTTTAGTTAAACAGTTAAAACCAACATCAATCTATGTTGTATTTGACGGAGTAGGTTCTTCCATTAATAGGAAGAATTTACTCCCTGAATACAAATCAGGAAGAAATGTTAATCGGGTTAATAAAAATTCTTTTGATAGTGTTGAAAAAGAAAATGAATCTAAAACAGATCAAATCATTCATTTAATTCATTACTTACAATGTTTACCTATTAAATTACTATCACTAGATGGAGTTGAAGCGGATGATATTATAGCATTTTTAAGTAAAGAACTTACCCAAAATAAAAAGAATAAAGTATATTTAGTATCAGCAGATAATGATTTTCTTCAATTAATAGATGAAAATATTTTAATATATAGATCTGTAGAGAAAGAATTTATTACACCTAAAGATGTAAAAACAAAATATGGTGTTTATCCTCATAATTTTTTAGTTTATAAAACATTAATGGGAGATAAATCTGATAAAGTGGGTGGTGTAAAGGGGTTAGGTCAAAATAAATTTGAAAAGTATTTTCCTGAAGTGATGGGTGAAAGAAAAATTTCACTTGATGAAATATATGATATTTGTGCTTTAAAATTTAAAGAACATGTTATATATTGTAGAGCATTAGAAGATTTTGACAATTTGAAAAAAGCACATAAGATTATGAACTTAAGTAATCCTATGTTGGATGATCAAGAAAAAGAATATATATTAGAACAAGTAAAAGAATCTCCATATGAATTAAATATAGAAACGTTTTTAAGATTTTATCATAAAGATGGATTAGGTAATGTTTTAAAAAATGTGGATTATTGGCTTAGGGACAATTGGAGTACAATTGACAAATATAGTAAAGTAAAAACAAATAAATAAGTTATAAAAATGACACTCAATTCAATTGAAAGCTACGGTATAGGATTCCAGATCAAAGTTATATCAAGTTTATTAACTGATAAACCATTTCTTCAAAACATCAATGATGTATTAACAGAAGAATATTTTTCAAATACCGCCCATAAATGGATTATAGATGAGGTACTTAAGTATTATAATAAGTATCATTGTCCTCCAACCATGGATGTTCTTAAGGTAGAAATGAAAAAAATTGATAATGAAGTACTACAACTTTCCATCAAAGAACAATTAAAAGAAGCATATAAATCTTCTGACGAAAGTGATTTAACTTACGTAAAACAAGAATTTGCTAATTTTTGTAAAAACCAACAGTTAAAAAAAGCATTATTAAATTCAGTTGATTTATTAAAGGCAGGAGATTATGATTCTATTAGAACATTAGTTGACAGCGCTTTACGTTCAGGTCAAGACAAAAATATAGGCCATGAGTATAATAAAGACGTTGCATCTCGATATTTAGAAGATGATAGAAAACCAGTACCTACACCATGGAATTTATTTAATGATATAATGCAGGGTGGTTTAGGAGAAGGAGATTTAGGACTAATATTTGGTAATCCAGGTGGTGGTAAATCATGGTCATTAATTTCTATGGGTGGATATGCTGTCCAATTAGGATATAATGTTATTCATTATACATTAGAATTAGGTGAAGGATATGTAGGAAGAAGATATGATGCATTTTTTACAGGAATACCGGTTGATAAATTAAAAACAGAAAAACAAAGAGTAGAAGAAGTAACATCTGAATTACCTGGAAATTTAATTGTTAAAGAATTTCCAATGGGTAAAGCAACAATTTCCACTATAGAATCACATATTAAAAAATGTATTGATTTAGATTTCAAACCTGATTTAATTATTATTGATTATATCGATTTACTTTCATCAAAGAAAAAGAATCGTGAACGTAAAGATGAAATTGATGATATTTATGTAGGCACAAAAGGCTTAGCACGAGAATTAAAATTACCAATTTGGAGTGTATCTCAAGTAAATAGAGCGGGTGCTAAAGATAATATTATTGAAGGTGATAAAGCTGCTGGATCTTATGATAAGATTATGATAGCAGACGTTGCTATGTCGTTATCAAGACAGAAAAAAGATAAAGTTAGCGGAACTGGTCGTTTCCATATTATGAAAAATAGATATGGAATGGATGGTATGTCGTATAACGCAAAAGTAGATACTTCAAACGGACATATAGAAATATTAAACGAAATGAGTGAAGAGGAAGAAGATGCACAAATTAAATCAAAACCAAAACAAAATAGTATTGGTTTAGATAGTTTAGATAAAGAATATCTACAACAACAGTTTTTTGCATTAAATAATGTTTAATCTATAAGTACGTTTGGAAATATAAAATTTAAATCATATATTTAAAATAAAAAATTATGCCGTTAATTGAACCTAGATTATTTTATAAACCATTTGAATACCAACAAGCATTTGATTTTTATAAAGATCAACATAGAGCACATTGGTTAGCAGATGAAGTACCATTAGCATCAGATTTAAATGATTGGAAACTTAAATTAAGTGAACCAGAAAAAAATCTAATTGGTAATATTTTAAAATCGTTTGCCCAAACAGAAGTTCATGTGAATGATTATTGGTCAACTAAAGTATCAACATGGTTTCCAAAACCTGAAGTTCAAGCAATGGCTCGTGTATTTGCAGATTTTGAATCAATACATGCTGAAGCATACGCTAGATTAAATGAAGAATTGGGATTAGATGATTTTCAAGCATTTCTAGAAGATGAAACATCAAGAAATAAAATAGAACGATTAGTAGAAATACCTGGTGATACATTAGAGGAAAAAGCAATTTCATTAGCTATATTCTCAGCATTTACTGAAGGTGTTAACTTATTTTCTTCATTTGCTATTTTAATGTCTTTTCAATTAAGAAACTTAATGAAAGGTACAGGTCAGATAGTTGAATGGTCAGTAAGAGATGAATCATTACATTCAAAAGCAGGATGTTGGTTATTTAGAAAATTATTAGAAGAACAACCAGAATTAAATACTCCTGAATTAAGAAATAAAATTATTGAAGCATGTGAATTATCTGTAAAATTAGAATATGATTTTATTGAAAAAGCATTTGAAATGGGAGATATAGATGGTTTAACAAAAGAACAGTTAAAAGCATTTATTAAAGCAAGAGCAAATGAAAAATTAATTGAATTAGGATATCAAACAATTTATAATGATATTGATCCTAATTTATTAAAACAAATGGAATGGTTTGGTCATTTAACAAGTGGTAAAACACATCAAGATTTCTTCGCGGGAAGAGTAACAAATTACGCCAAATCAGTAGCTGATTGGAGTGATCTATAAAATATTTACTATAAAATGAAAAAAGAACAACTTAAACAAATCATTAAAGAAGAAATACAAAATGTATTGAATGAAAATACTAACATAGACCAAATTTTAGATAAAATTTCATCTAAAGGAATAAATAGTTTATCCCCACATGATAAACAATATTTAGATGCTTATTCTCAAGAAAAAGAATTACCTCCTATGGATGAATGGTTTTTAGATAATGGGACCTTAAGAGATGCTTTTTTTATTAGTGGAGACAAAGATCTTGAAATAGATAAAGATATATTTATAAATTATGTTCTTACCCATAAAAATAAACTTAAAAAAATGTGGAATGAAACTGGAGGAAATTGGGATCAAGATCAAATTACTGATGATGAAATCAGACAAGCAGCAGATAAATTTTACGAATTATATCCAGAACGTTATGATCATTTCTTTTATGACAGAGAAAAAAAATATAGAAATAGTAATGCGAGGCACTTACGATCTCTTTATTATTCATCACCTAGAGGAATTTTTGCTCAAAACGTAATGCTACTTTTTGATGAAGATATAGAAAATTTATGGTTAGAAATATTTCTAAATGATCTTGAAAAGGTAATTTAAGAGTAACAAATTACGCCAAATCAGTAGCTGATTGGTCTGACCTTTAAAATAAAAATATGATAAAATTAATTGACTTATTAAATGAAGGAAAACAAGTAGGTATACTATATCATTTTACATCATTAAGTGGAGGAGAAAGCATTATAAAATCAAATACTTTAAAACCCATAAATTATGATTTTATATCTCTAACTAGAGATAAAAATCTATACAAAACCTCTGACCATATAGAAGGAGGATTAGTTAGATTAACTTTAGATGGAGATAAACTATCAGATAATTTTAAAATTAAACCATATGATGAAGATCAAAGAAAAATACATGGTAGTTTTGAATCTGAAGAAAGAATTAATAAACCTATAAAAAATATTAAGGATTATATAATTAAAATTGATATAATTTTAGATTTTTATAAATATGTTAATAGTAATTATCCTGAATTATTATTTTATGAACCCCAAGAAATAAAAAACGCTATTTCTATTTTTGAGTCATCTGGAATACCATTTAGTATAATATTAAAGGATAATAAAGTAGATTTAAAAACATGGTTAAAAATTTCTAAAAATTTTATACAAGCTAATAAAGATTACTAAGATAAAAATTATGAGTATACAAGTAGACACAAGTAAATGGGTTAAAGGAAAAAATTACCCAACATGGATGGATGATATTGCTGTTAGTATGATTTCAAAAGGTTATTTATTACCTGATGAAGATGTATTTGACGCATATAAACGAGTAAGTAGAGCAGCAGCACGTCGTTTAAGACGTAAAGATTTGCAACCTATTTTCTATGAAGCATTAGTAAAAAATTGGTTGTGTTTAGCATCACCTGTTTTATCTAATATGGGAACAGAACGAGGAATGCCTATTTCATGTTTTGGTATTGATGTTGGTGATTCAATTGAAGGAATAGCAGACGCAAATTCTGAATTAATGCGTTTATCATCTCAAGGTGGTGGAGTTGGAATCGGAGTATCTCGTATTAGAGGTAGAGGTAAATCAATTAAAGATAACGGAATATCTGAAGGAGTGGTACCATGGTGTAAAATTTATGATTCAACTATATTAGCTACTAATCAAGGTTCAGTACGTAGAGGAGCAGCATCTGTTAATTTAAATATTAACCATCCAGATATTGAAGAATTTTTAATGATTCGTCGTCCTAAAGGAGATGTAAATCGTCAATGTTTAAATTTACATCAATGTGTTGTTATTGATGATGAGTTTATGGATAAGTTAGAAAATAAAGATCCTAAAGCATTAAAATTATGGGGTGAAATATTAAAAACACGTCTTGAAACAGGTGAACCTTATATTATGTTTGGAGATAATGTAAACAATGCTAATCCTGAGGCCTATAAAAAGAATAATTTACAAGTATCAATGACTAACATTTGTACTGAAATTGCTCTTTATACAGATGAATTACATTCATTTATATGTTGTTTATCTTCATTAAATTTAGCTCGTTGGGATGAATGGAAAGAACATAAATTTGAAAATGGAATGACATTACCTGAACTATCAGTTTGGTTTTTAGAAGGTGTACTTCAAGAATTTATAGACAGAGCTAAAAATATTAGATTCTTAGAAAACACAGTTCGCTCAGCAGTTAAAGGTAGAGCAATTGGTTTAGGTGTTTTAGGATGGCATACGTTTTTACAAGCAAAAGGAATTCCATTTGTGGGTATTCAAGCAAATGCTTATACAAGAATTATATTTGAATTTATTGAAAAAGAAGCTCTTAAAGCATCTAAAGCTCAAGCAGAAATATATGGAGAACCAGAATGGTGTAAAGGTACAGGATTAAGACATACTCATCATTTAGCGCCTGCACCTACAGTATCTAACGCTCATATTTCGGGTGGTGTTTCTCCTTCAATTGAACCGATTCCAGCTAACGTTTATAATTTAAAAACCGCAAAAGGTGTTTTTATTAAACGCAATAGAATTTTGGAAGACTTATTAGAGAAAAAAGGATACAATATTGATAGCGTTTGGGAACAAATTCTTAAAGACCAAGGGTCAGTTTTAGGCCTACCAGAATATATATTATCAGATGAAGAAAAAGAAGTATTTTTAACATTCAAAGAGATAAATCAGTTAGAGATTGTTCGTCAAAATGCAATTCGTCAGAAATATGTTGATCAAGCTATTTCATTAAATTTATGTTTTGATCCAAATGACACACCAAAATGGATATCTCAAGTACATAAAGAAGCTCATAAATTAGGTATTAAAACTCTATATTATTTACGAACTGAAAGTGTATTAAGAGGAGATAATTTACAACGTTTATCAGAGTGTATTAGCTGTGAAGGATAGAAAATAATAGCCACCTATGGTGGCTTTTTTATTAAACCTATTTAATTAAATATTTATAACATATATTATGATAAAATTAATTGATTTATTAAGTGAAGGAAAACAAGTAGGTCCTTTATATCATTTTACAAGGACCGGAGAATTAATTAGCATTCTCAAAAGTAACATTTTAAAAGCAAGTGATCAATGGGCTACTAATGATGATCTTAGACCCTTTAATTCTTTTACTCGAAATAAAAATGGGTGGGATGTAGGAGGATTCCCAACAGATGTACGAATAACAGTTGATGGTGATAAATTATCTTATAAATATAAAATTCAACCTTTTGATATGGGTTATGGAGTAGATGAGATGGAAGAGAGAATTTATAAAGATATCCCTAATATAAAAGATTATATTTTAGATATAACTATTAATACTAAAACTAAAGGAAATTACGATATACATAAAGATATATTAAAAGATCTTTATCCTAAATTTAAAATTATATAAAATAAATTAAAAACATGCCCTTAAAACCTCAATCAATCAGAAAAGGAGTAAAAATTACTTTAAATGGTAAAGAAGCAGAAAAACAGGAAATCATAACATTAAGTAATGATTGGACTGATGCTCAAATAAATTTCTTTAAAAAATTACTACAACAGGGTGGAGCAACTAAAATTAATGGAAGTTCATTTGTTGTTACACCGCAGGATAAAATAGTAAATTCAACTGGAGAGAAAGATCCAGGTATATTAGTAGCACCAGGAATAGACCAAAGATTTTAAAATGAAAAAATATTTTTTACCAATACTTATAGCACTGTCTGCATTATCAATTAGTGCAGCAGCTGCTTTTTATAGCGTTACAGGTTTAGCTAAACTTTTTGTAGGAGTAGAAATTGCTGTAATATGGATGGCTACTTCTCTTGAAGTAGCAAAACTAGTAGTAGCGTCTTTACTTTATCAATACTGGAAAGATTTATCATGGGGTTTAAAAACATACTTTACAACAGCTTTAGTAATATTAATGATCATTACCTCAGCAGGAATATATGGTTATCTTTCTTCAGGATATCAAGATACTACAAATAAAACAAATGTTGTAAATAAAGAAATTGTTTTAGTTGATAATAAAATAAAAACACAAGAATCAAATAAAGAATTTACTTTACAACAATTAAAACAAACCCAACATAGTGTTGTTCAATTAAGAGAAGCGTTAGGTAATAATAATCAAACATATAAAGACAAATCAGGAAATATTTTAACTACTACATCCTCAGCAAATAGAAAGTCATATGAAAAACAACTTGAATTTGCTTTAAATGAAGAAAAAATACTTAGTGATAAATTAGATGTTTTAGATTCTACATTATTAGTTTTATCTGAGGAAAAATTAAATAAAGAATCAAATATAGAAGTAGCTGGTGAATTAGGTCCGTTAAAATATATTTCTAAATTAACTGGAGTAGAAATGGATAGAATTATTAATTGGTTTTTATTAGTTATTATATTTGTATTTGATCCTTTAGCTATAAGTTTAGTTATAGCGGCTAATTTTGCCTTCAGTAAACTAAGTAATACATCAAGCGTACCTGATGAAAAACCAGTTAGTGCAAGACAATTACTTACAGAACACAAAATTGATGATTCAATGATTCCACCGCCTCCACCACTTATTAAATCATGGTATAATTATGTTCCTCCAATTTTGAAGAAAAAGAAAAAAGATGAAGATGAAATAATAACTTATTAGGCTTCCTAAATATTAATTCATATATTTAGATAAATTAAAAGGTTATGAAAAATTTAATAATATTATTAGCATTAACTACTTTAGTTAGTTGTAAGAAAAAATCAATTGAACCTACAGAAGTATGTCCGGGTGGATGTAATAGTGAATTTGTAGTTTCTTCATCATCCGCTTCTCTTCACTCAGATGGATATTGGCATGTGAAATATGTTGGAGCAAATTATTTTACTATTAAAGGTAATTTAACTCAACTTGATCCAAAATATGTAGTTAATAAGGTTCCGTTAGTAGAAGTAAATTTTGACTCGAATTATTGGGTATTATTTGACACTATTCAATATGTTGTTCCAATGTATTCTTATTTAAGTTGGTATACTGATAAACAGTTTAATAATCCAATTCCTGTAGGAACTTATACTTATACTTTAAAAAATATTGCTAATGTTCATCCTCCATTAAACATAGTAGGATACCAAATAAGTCCTCATATGTGTTGGGATTGTCCCTATACTGAAACTTTACTAGGTACAAGTAGTAGATATACTTATACACCTGAACAAAAAATATTTTTTGATAGAGAGATGATAGGAGATACTGCTACTATATTTATACAAACTATTTTTAATAGTGATATAGGAGAAAGAGAAATAAATAATAAACAATTAAAAGTTATATTTGAATAAAGTTATGGAAAAAATAAAAGTATCACATGAAGTACCTCTATGTTTATTAGAGGAAAGTTTACAATTTAATGATTATGATTACTGTCTTCCTCATTTGCTAGATCAAAATGAAGAATATAAAAATTTCTTCTTTAAATCTAAAGAAACAGGTCGTCATATAATGATGGATAATAGTTTACATGAACTTGGAGTCCCATATGATGAAGATAGATTATTATATTGGTTACAAGTATTACATCCTCAAGAATTTTTTGTAGCTGATTATTGGGAAGATAAAACTCAATCTATAGTTTCAGCTAAAAAATGGGCTTCAATTCAACATGGTTTTCCTAAAACTACTTTTATAGCTGTAGTACAAGGCAAATCATATTCTGAAGTACTAGAATGCTATCAGACATATAAAGATTTAGGTTATAAAAAAATAGCATTTAGTTATGGAGCTTCCTATTATAATGAAATATGTCCTCACCCAAATAAAAACTTAGGTAAAGCATTAGGACGTATTCAAGTAATTTCTAAATTATTAGATCAAGGTATTATTTCTAAAACTGACTCAATTCATCTTCTTGGATGTGCTGTTCCTCAAGAATTTGGATGGTATCAAGATATGCCTTTTATTAAATCATTAGATACATCTAACCCTATTATGGCCGCTTTAGATAATACTTTTTATGAGTATTGGGGATTAAATTCTAAACCTAAAGCAAATATGAATGATTTTTTTAATATAGATAGAAAAAAAGTTTACCTATCAGAAATTATGACTAATGTATCTAAATTCAGAAAAATGAATAATTTAGATTAAGTTTTGAAAACATAAAAATAATTAATATATTTATAAAAAATAAAGTTATGACGCAAAAAGATCAATTTTTATCATTATTTGATTACTTAGGCCACGCCGCTGGTCAAGAATTAGGGAAAGCAGTATTTTCTAAAGCTCAAGAAAAAAATCAACCTATACAATATAGGCATGTATCTAACAAAAAATATACAGGTAAAATTACCTTATATACTCAAGAGTTTTTAGATGTTTATTTTAAACCTGAAATCATACTAAATTACATTAGCAGTTCATCAGATGATGAGTTACCATTTTAATAAATAAAAACATGAAAAAATACGCAGTATTAAGTTTATCAGGAGGAATGGATAGTAGTACTTTACTATTACATTTATTAGCAAATGATTATGAAGTAACAGCTTTATCATTTGATTATGGACAAAAACATAAAGTAGAATTACAGTGTGCTTCTAATTTAGTAGAATATCTAAATAGTAATCATGAGAAAACAGTTGAAAAATTTGGTTTGTTTTCTATGTTTCCTAAAGTTACACATCAAATTATTAAACTAGATGGTTTATCTCAATTATTAAATTCTACATTAGTAGAAGGAGGAGCAGAAGTACCTGAAGGACATTACGCTCAAGAAAACATGAAAGATACAGTAGTACCTAATCGTAATAAAATATTTAGTTCTATTATTCAAGCAGTTGCTTTATCAATTGCTGATAAAAATGGAACAGATTGTGTTATGGCTTTAGGAATCCATTCAGGTGATCATGCTATTTATCCTGATTGTACTGAAAATTTTAGACAAGCAGATTTACATGCTTTTAAAGTAGGTAATTGGAACTCAGAAAAAGTAGATTTCTATGCTCCATATATGGAAACAGATAAAACAGGTATCTTAAAAGATGGTATTACATGTTGTGAAAAATTAGGTCTAGATTTTAATGAAGTATATAAACGCACTAATACGTCTTATAAACCACTCAAAATTGTAAAATTTGAAAAAAGATTTGAAGGAACAGAAGATGAAATAAGAGTATTATCTGAAGTTTGGTATAGTGATTATAAATCAGCTAGTTCAGTAGAACGTATAGAAGCATTTTTAAATATAGGTCGTAGAGATCCTGTTAGTTATGCTGAAGTAATTCCAAATGGAGAAGTTATCCCACGCACTTGGGATGAAGTATTAGTGCATGTTAAACCAGTATTAAAAACCAATAAATAAATAAAATATGAAACAAGTAATCTATTTCTCAACAGCATGGTGTAGTGCCTGCAAAACAACATCTCCAATAGTAGATCAATTAAGCAAATCAGATATAGCACAAGTAGCAAAAGTAGATGCTGATTATGATGTATCTTTAGTAGAACAATATAAAATTAGAAGTATTCCAACTATTGTAGTTTTAGAAAATGGAAGTGAAGTTAAAAGACATGTTGGAGCAATAAGTTATGATCAATTAACCAAATTAATTAATGGATAAAAATGGGAAGGTATATCTCAACTAAATTATTTGACAATTATTCAGTAGCTATACGCCAATGGAAAGCACAGCATTCACACTGTCAGTTATTACATGGTTATGCTTTAAAATTTAAAGTATGGTTTGCATCTAATGAACCGTTAGAAGAAAATCAATTAGATGATATGAATTGGATTGTAGACTATGGTGGATTTAAAGACGCACCTAAAGGTAATGGATTAAAATCATGGATGGACCATATGTGGGATCATACTTTATTAATCCAAAAAGATGATCCATTTGTAGATATATTTGAACAGATGGGTCAAATGGGTTTAGCTAAAGTACATTTACTAGATAAAATGGGAGCTGAAAGTAATGCTAAGTTAGTATTTGATAAATTTAATGAAGTTTTATCTAAAACAGATGCGGGTAGATGTAAGTGTATTAAAGTAGAATGTTTTGAAAACGATAAAAATAGTAGCATTTATGAAGGATAATTTAGATTATAATAAAGTACAACCTATAATAGAAGCATATGTTTGTGTGCAGACTGAAGGTTCAAGAGCAGGATATCCTCATTTTTTAGTTCGTACTACTGGATGTACTCATAGATGCTATTTTGGTGAAGGAGGGTGGTGTGATTCTTGGTATACAAGTATCCACCCTGAAAAGGGTACTTGGACATTAAATGCCATTAAAGAATTATTTGAAGCAAATCCTCAAATCAATCACTTAATGATATCAGGTGGATCTCCAACTATGCATCCTGAGTTAGTCGATGAATTAATCAATATGGCTAAACAAATGAGAGGGATGTATGTTACAATAGAGACTGAAGGTAGTCATTATATTGAAACTAATTATAAAATTGATTTAATATCTTTATCTCCTAAATTCTCAAATTCAGTACCTAAACTAGGAACTAAAACACCTGCGGATAAAGATGTAGATCAGAAAATGATTAATCAACATAATAAATTTAGAATGAAACATGATGAAATAAAAAAACTTTTAAATTATCATTTAGATTACCATTTTAAACCTGTTGTAGATAGAAATGAACCTGAAATATGGAACGAGATTGAAGAATTTATTAAAATACATGATATTCCAAAGAATAAAGTATGGGTTATGCCTGCTGGAGATACTTTAGATAAATTACAACCTAACTATCCTTATGTAATGGAAGAATGTATTAAACGAGGATATAATTTTACAGGTAGAGCTCATATTGTAGCATATAATGATAAACGTGGAGTATAAATAAAAATAGTTATGGAAATATTATATAGTAAAGAGCAAATCGAAACAGTAGTTAATTATATTGCTAACCAAATTGACAAAGATAATATTGATGCAGAGCCACCAGTAATGGTTTGTGTATTGAATGGTGCATTTATGTTTTTTTCTGATTTAGTAAAAAATTTAACTATTGATTGTAAAGTAGATTTTATTCGAGCCCACTCATATCAGGGAAAAACTCAATCTGAGTTAAAAATTACTAAGTCTATTGATACTTGTATTTTCAATAAAACAGTTTATTTAGTAGATGATATCCTAGATTCAGGAGTTACCATAAATAAACTTACAGAACATTTACAATTACTTAATCCTAAAAAAGTAGTTCCTGTTACTTTATTTAAAAAAGTATCAACTCCTACAAATGGAATTTATGGAATTGATCTTCCTGAAGGTGTTTGGATTTACGGATATGGATTAGATGATGAAAATGGTTATAAAAGAAATCTTCCAAATATTTTTAAAGGATAAAATGCATGAATTTATTCATTTTATAGGAATTTGCCCAGATAGCTTGGGCCACCTAGATCTTTTAGATATATTCATCTCAAATTATCAAGATATTATAAATTTAATAAATCGTACTTATAATAAAATTAAAAACATATGAAATATATAGAAAAAGCAAACGAAAACCAACCCCGCGATCCTAAAGAAATTGAAAAAATGATTAAAGAAG